CGTTCCCACCATTACCATTGCCAGAATGGCCATTGCCATTTCCGTTACCGTTATTGGACCCATTACCGTTGCCATTTCCATTAGTAGTTTGATGATGATGTCTTCCTACACCCCACCAGCGTCCAATGGTTTTGGATTTGCTGATTAAAGGAACACAGGCATTTAACTTCTTATCATATCTCATGCCATCAGGACATGTCAACTTTTCTTTAGTTGGTGCAGCTTCCTTAATATACTCTCTAAACTTTTTCATTAGAGGTTAGAAATTGTGAGGTTATTAACAGCACCCACGCCAGCCCATGACGTTCCGTTCCAAACTTCTAATTGACCACTAGTAGAATTAAAAATAAGAGATCCTGTATCAGGATCAAGATCATCTCTTTCTGTTGTAGTCATTACTGGTGGATTTAATGTTCCACTTGTTCCTGTAATTTTAAGCTCAGGTGCTTCAATTTTACCAGTACTAGCATCTAAAGTAATTCCAGCACCAACTTGCATCTTATTATTAGTTCCATCAATAGTAATACTTGATTGTCCTACCGTTAAAACTCCAGTTACCCGACCATGACCCTCAACAATTAATGCAGTATTACCCATTCCAGTCTTAACTGCACCAGTTCCTGCTGATGAGGATAATGTAGTAATACCAGTTATGGATAAGTTACCAGAACCTCTTATATCTGATCTAGCAGTAATAATACCAATAGAATCAATGTTCTTTACATCTTCAGAATACGTAGTTCCACCAACACTAATACTACCATCAAAATAAGCAACCGTATCTGTAGTGCTTCCAGTACTTACATATAACTGATAAGAAGCATTCGCATCCGTTCCTATACCTACATTTTTAGTAGTACTAACACCAGCACTACTTGATGCCCAAGTACCAGCAGCACCAGCAGAACCACCTTCAGAAGGAACAAATAATTCTGAACTAGTGTCCCATGCTAAAACCCAATTGTTAGTTTGTATACCTGCTCCAACATCAACATCCTGCATACGTGCAAGAAATACTTCACCACCTCCACCAAGAGTTGCTAATTGTTGCTGAACTCTATTAAGAAATAGTTTATAATGATTCTGTAAATCATCAAGAGTTGCATACTTTTGATCTAATGGAGTAAGAGGATCTGAGTTATCAACATTAGGAGGAATATTTAAAAGACCTTCATTTATAGTAAAGGATCCAGCCCTAACTTTCGGAGATATTTTTTCCTCATATAATTCTATAATTTCTTCTAAACGATTTACCTTACCAATTAATTCAGTTCTTACCTTAGATAGATTCTTCTCATTAGTTTCAGTAACTTCTTCTACTAAAGTATCTACACGTAATTTATTTACAATACCTTTAAAATCTTCTTGTAAATCCTTGATATGCTTTTCATTTACAGCAAAATCTATTTTCATCTCTTTAAGTTGAGATGATAATTTCTGCTCAAAATTAACTACAGTAGGAACTACTGTATTTTTCATCTCCTCATAATACTTGGAAGTACTAGTATCTAAATTCTCTTGCAATTCACAAATATTTTCTGTGAGAGTATCCTCTATACCATCAATCCTTTTAGAAAACCCGGTCAATCTCTCTTCATATCCATCAAGTTTCTTACTTTCAGAAACCTCTCTTTGTTTAAAATCCTTTTGGAGAGTATCATAAGTAGATGATAATGCAGTCAGATCCTCAAGTAAATCCTCAATCTCTTCAGTTTTCTTGAGTAAATTCTTATCAAGTTCTATTTCTTTATTATCAACTCTTTCCTGTAGATCCTCAACACTCTTATTGATAATAGAAATTCTGACACCCATCTCATTGGATATCTCTTTGATTTCTTTTTCATTTTTTATTTTAGTCTCTACTAGAAGATCCTTGTACTTAGGAACTTCTTGACCAACAAATTCCTCAAATTTTTCTTTTATATCATTGATATTGGATTTATATTGATCTTCAATTTCCTGTGCAGTATCACTTATATGAGAGATTCTTTCCTCAACATTTATTTGAGTGTCAGCAAAGAATTTCTTATATGATGGCAAAACCTTCTCTATTAAATTTTCTACCTTACTACCAATACCTTTAACTTCTTCTTTTACTGAAGAGACCTTATTTTCGTTAATAGACTCAATATTCTTAGTTACTTTAACTAAACTAGAACGTATCTCATCATGAACCCCCTCAACTTGAGAAGTCAAATCATTTTTAAAATTGCTAAATCTATTATCAACTCTTGTTTCAGAATCTACAATTAATGTCTTATATGCAGGTACTTCTACACCTATGAAATCATTTACTGTTTGTGATAAACTAGCAAATTCTTCTTTTATATTTAAAACACTCTTAGAATTTAAAGTCTTTACTTTATCCTGAACATTCTTTATTGATTCTTCTACGAAGAAAAGATGTGCCGTCATGGCCTCATCTAAATCTTCCTGCTTAATAAGACTATCAATATTTTCTCGTATCTCTTCTACATTCTTTGAGAGTAATTCTACCTTAGCAACATTAGACTCAAAAGTATCAAACTTATTAGTAAAATCAGAAATAGTCTGAATGTGATTTAGATTGGTCTTAAAAACATTAAATGCTTCATTAAGATTCTCTATCTTTTCAGGTGCAGCAACATTAAGACCCTCCTTAACCTCATCCATAGAGGTGGAAGGATTCTTAAGATAAAATTCTGACGGCTTCTTGAGTGGCACCTAAAAATACTCCATCTACAATTATATTTATTTCAGACCTTTTTGGAAGTTTCTCCCTTAATCAATTTTGCTAAATCTGCAGTAGATCCAACAAACAAAGCATTGTTAGTAACATTAGTTGGTCCTTGCTTATCTTCAGCATTAACATCTTTTAATTTCTTCTGAAGATCCATTAATTTATCGGTTGCATCAGAAACACTTTTAATTAATTGTCCTGCAACTTCATATGCTCTAGGCATTTCACTTTCCTGAGCAAGTTCTAAAATACCGTCAATTGCTTCTTGTCCTTTCTCAATTATACTATAAAGATTACCTCTTGTATACTCATAATCTCTAGTAATATCATCTTTAGTAAGACGATCCGGAGCTGGATTCACTCTTTCGATAGACTTCTTTTCTTCTACTACTTCAGGAGTAACATTAAAAGTTTTATCTAGTTTTGTGAATTCAGTTGTCATGACTAATCAATAAATCCAGTAGTAGTACCATCAAATCCAAAGTCATCACCCTCTGGGATCAATGCATCATCAGTATCTGTGATGGACTTGACAGGATCTCCCTTAAGGTGAGATGCAATAGTTGTTCCATCTGCTCCTCTAGTAACTACCAGGTCATTATCACTCTTACTCTTAACAAAGATTTCCTCTCCATTAAGATCAAGATAACTTAAGGATGTGCTGTTAGCAGTAATTCCACTTGCATCATCCACTTTAATAACCTCATCAGCAATTCCAACATTTGCTGCCAAGTTAGTAAGAACAGTTCCCTTATAACTCTTAAGTGCTCTTGGAGTTACAGAGTACTGAACATCTCTCTCAACACTCTTAGCACCACCAGCAATGTATGTAACAGTAGACTTCCTGATGATATCCTTCGTAGCAGAAGAAACAGGACCGAACATGTAAGTCTTTGCAGTAAATCTTAAAGTATAAAGAAGAACTCTTCTTTGAGTAAAGTCTCCCTCATAATCATCCTGCATTGTAATATTTTCTAAGACAATAGGAATATCTCTTTTCTCTTTAATTGCTTCTACCAACTCAACGGTTACGTTATATGCGGGTTGGAAATATGGTAATATTTGTTCAGTAATTTGCAATGCATCATCATTTAACTTACACATAATAGCAAGTTCAAACTGCATATTATAAGGAACTGGCATATATGCCTTTTTAGATTCCTCACCTGTAGTAGGATCTTTTACAGTAAACTGTTGAGTAGTAGTAACCTTTCTAGTAGGATCATAAGTAAGACCAGTAAACTCAAAAGACATGCGTGGCAAAGTAATTGCAGTTGCCTTATTAAGATCTGGAGTTTGAGTAAGTCTTGCTAAAAACTTTTGTGTAGGACCATAAGCCAAAGGAACTCTTACAACGGAACCCTCATTCTTAATAGTGATACCATTAAATAGAGTACCAAACGCAATGATGGTCCTCCTCAAGATTTCGTTATAAAAATATTCAAACATTGTTAAATTCCTACTATATTATATTTAGGGCGTACCAAATGGGTTCTGTTCAGTAAAGTCTAGAATAGAATCTGCTTGCGTTTCGATATTTAGGTTATCTGCAAATCCATCATCCAATGGATCAAGATCAATCTTCCTTAATACACGAGAAGCACTAGATGCGGTGCCTACAATAGTCTCTCCCAGTATAAATGTACCAGTGATAGAGGCTACCTCCAATACGTTCGTAGTAGCATCCCATGTTCTCATCCTTGCTTCACATCCAGAAGTAGATCCTCTTACCAATTCATTAAAGATAAAGTTACCCTCAGAATCTGTTGATGGAGATTCAATAGTAACAGATATTGGTAGGTCACCAGCGGTATAACCAGCACCAGCATTGGTGTACCTAATAGACTCAATAGTACCAGCAGCACTTACAACAGCAACACCAGTAGCAGTTGTACCAACACCAGTAGCAGTAAAGGATAGTGGAGTGTTAAATGTAACAGTTGGAGTAGTTGTACTAAATCCACCACCACCATCAGTAACAGTTACAACACCCAAAGTACCATCACCAATATGAACAGTTCCTATAAATCCACTTCCTGATCCTGAAGCAACTGCAGTAACTGCCACTCCTGGAGCAACAGTATATCCAGAACCTGGGTTAACGATAACAATACTCTGAACCGACTTCATGTTCGGTGCAATATTATCATTACATACAGTCATTCCACCTTGCATTTCATGGACAGAGCCAATACCCGTTACTCCTGTTGATGGAGCAGAACCAAATCCTACGTTTGGTGGATAGATGTAACCACCACCTCTGTTGGCAATAACAACTTTTCTAATACCACCAGAAGTTACAATACCAGTATACGCCCATGCAGTTGCACCTGTACCAACCAAGGTAAGTGTTTGAGTTGGTCCAATGATGGTATTAAGACCATCATCTGTAGTACCATCATAATCATCTCCGACCAATTCATCATCAATTGCTTCGATACCAGTATCAATAACCTCATCTTCATAACGGAAGAGTTCGCATCTCAATTCATATACATAAGTCTTTTGTAATTGATAAAATGGTTTCTCATGCTCAACATACTTAATCTCAAATAAACGATCACCTAATGGGAAGTAAATCAAATCACCCTCTTTAGGTCTAGTCGATAATTTAATATTAGATTCGTTCTTTATCAGGGGTGAAATATAATCCTCAAATCTTTCTCTAGAAATAGTAAGGGTTATCTCATTCTTTTGCTCTATACCAAACTTTGACAATATAACAGGGTTATCTCCATATCCATCATACGTATCCACATATGCTTCTAATGGATATGCATCATCAAATCGTGATTGAACTACCTCTCTTATAACAGTATTCTCCGTCATGTATTTGCGAGGTAAATAATGCACCTCAACACCATACATCTTCAACTGTTCGTTGATAAGACTTTGTACTAAACTTTGCTCAGATTTAGCACCTTGCTGAAAGAAAGGATTAAGTACCATAACTCTATCCTATCATATCTAGCGGTGGCATTTCATAACTATTGGACATCATTTCTCGGATAATTTCGAGATCTTTTTCTGCGTCATCATAGATTTGTCGTCCATTTAATTCAACACCACCAGGCAGTTTAACTCCTTGGAATTTTAGTAAATTTTGACCCCATTGCTTTTTCATCAAAGCAACCAAATATTTCTTTAAAAATGAGTCATTCCAAACCCTTGCATAATCACTTGGGTCTGTTGCTCTAAAACAATCTATAACAAAATAATCTCCTTTAGTCACACTACCCCAATCAATATCCAGATATAATCTATCGCTTCTCTGATTAAATCTTATTTGTTTTTGAGTAGTCAATAGGAAATTAATATCCTCAAGATAAGTCTTTGTCATTGCATAGGTCAATAATTCCGTAGAACCCCAAAAATAAATGTCATTAAGGAATAACTGATACTTAACACTAAACATGTTATTAGTAACAGTATTAGCACCATCAAAATGGAATATCTTTGTTACTCCAATAATATCTGGAGGTACTTGTAAATAATTACTATTCTCATAAAAGGTAAAGGTAGTACTTATACCAGCGACTTCTGTTGTAACAGTCTCTGTAGTTATACCTGCTGTAGTATCACCAGTGCCACCTCTCATAGTGGCCTTTCCTCTATCAATATCGTCCTGACTAATTTTATATTTTAGATATGTAGGACTAACGCCATCAAAATGCCTTTCCTGAAAAAACTGGATAGCATCATCCATTATATCTTCACATTGCTCATCTGCCAGATTAATTTCCAGCACAGGAGCTCCTAATTGCCGGAGAGCATATTGCTTTAATTCAGATCTGGTTGATGGTTGGGACATTTATATTATACCTCTATAATATTTAGGATGGAGCAGATGAAATACCTGTATAAACTAAGATATTGCCATCTATCATATTATAAATTGTTCCCCCACTACTAACCAAAACATTATAAAGATATCTACCTTGAGAAAGATTATCAGTTGCAGTGGAACCTAATGCCAATGTAATCTTCCCTGCAGTAGTTACTCCCACTGTAAAAGTTGCCGCAGGAACTGTTGTTGCTCCAACACCTGCTCCTTTTTGCAATTGAGATGAACCACTCCAAGATGTAGTGAATCCACCGTTAGCTTGACTGTATATAGCGTTTGATGTGTTATAGACATCAAATGTAGCGTTAAAATCGGCACCAGTATAGATGGTTAAATTTGAGCCTACTGGCACTCCAGCATCTGGATCAAATGTTATCTTCTTAGTTGCCATGGACTAATTCCTTAAGTAGTGATTTGATTTCGTTCATTTCACTTTTTAAACCATCAAGATCATTTTTCATAGTATCAAGATTTTGATTCTTTATTTGTTTGGCTTTTCTAGTTCCAACATAATGATTATAATCAACGGTATTAACGTTAACTATAGATCCTGTGCGAGGATCTCTTGCGAGATCTTTATTGCCTTCAATTTTATAATTTTCCATATTATGCTAAAGCAATTCCCCTAAGATCTTTAAGTCTAGGAACATAAACCTGACTAGTAGATGTCATAATAATCTTTATCCTATATGATTTAAAGGATGGTAAATCATCTTCAGTAAAGGTATATTCCTTAAAGTGTAAGTTTTGAGGAACAAACCCATAATCATTAACTTTTTCAATGAACTTATCAGATTGCCCGTCACTCTTATCTCTCTGAATAATCTCTCCTCTTTGGTTAAGGTTCTTATATCCAGGGAATGGAATAAAGACTGGCTCAAATCCCATACGATCACTAATAGCATAGAATGCACGTACATCAGCATCTTTATGAACATGGGCATCAACTATTATCTTGAGTGATGTAGCATTATTCTCTAGAAGAATTTCTTTAGAGATATACTGACATGCAGTTGGATCATCAAGAGGATTATTTACTCTACTATCAGTTGCATAATCATCAATCACTTTATTAACTCTATT